GGTCCAGCTTTTCAAGCAATGGACATTGCTAACTGGCGTGAGTTCCAAGAGGTGTTTGGTGGAACAAGTACAGAAAAGTTCAAAGGAAGTCAATATCCTAAATACGAGTTGCCTTATATCGCTAAGTCTTACTTGAGCGAGTCAGAGCAGCTTAAGGTTGTTCGTGTTCTTGGTCTTAGTGGTTATAATGCAGGTCCTGCTTGGCTTGTTACAGCAGATGGTAATAGCGGAAAAACTGCTGTTGCTGTAATCCGTTCAAGAGGTACTTATAATCCATACGCAACTGGTTCTACTACTGCATGTACATGTGAGGAGACAAAATATGACGTTCTTAAGTACTTTGTTGGAGAAAAAGCAACTAGTGGATTAGCTGGAAATATTTGTGCCAAAAATGGTTATAATATGAAAGCTCTTCAAATTAGACCTTATGTACCAATGGATAGCAATGGAGATGAATGTTCTGGCTATGGTATGGGTGCTGACAGTGGAGCAACAAATTTCTTGATTTCTCAAACTAATCATGGAAGATTCAAACTTATTGGCGTTGTTGGTGTATATAATGCTAGCGGAGACACTAGTACAGATGAAATTATAAAAGCTGGAGAAGGAAAGTCTAGTAATACAGCCCACACACGTTCTTGGGCAGAATCGATGGGTTACTTTGAGTATCCTGTAACTCTTAATCCATATGATAAGGAGTATATTCTCAACGTTCTTGGTTCAAAACCTTACGATGGTGATGCCCCAATCTTTGTTGAATCTCTTTATGACGTTGCTCTTGACCAAGCAATTATTGAGGGTAGTGTGAACAAAATTAGTAGCGCACTAACCGAGTATGATGCTTTTTATACAGCAGATTATTGTCATCATGAACCAGTATCTAGTTTGATGGTTAAAGCTCCAGAAACTCTTAGAAGAAAGGATGTTGGTGTAAGAGTTTTGGCAGATGGTGAAGCAATTAAACTTGGAATGTATGCAACACCTTATGACTATAATACAAATAAGCCTTATACAGTAAAGACAATTCCAAGTGGTTATACAATTGTTAATGTAATGCCAGAAGCTATTGCTGCTGGAACTGATGAACAGAAAGCTACTTGGTCAGCAAACACATTAGCACAAGTTGCAGTACTTGCAGGACAAATTTACACTGTAAGACAATATACAAATGCTGATGGTAAGAGAGATTACCATTATGGATATTATGACAAAGCAAGTGTATTAGCATTTACTACTTCATATGCCACTGCTACCCCTATCAAAAAGGTTGACCCAACAAATCTTTATGGAAACCTTAAGGGTGGAGGTACAAAGGGTATGGAAAGTGACAGTAATCTTGCTACTATGGATTGCGACAGCAGATTCGCTACTCTAGTGCTTAACACTTATGATGGTCTTTACTATAAGATGGTAGGTGATGAGGTTAAGTATGTACAACTTGATATGAATGATTATAAGTCAGCATACAGATATGCTTCAACTCCTTGGATTGTATCTAACTTGAAGGGTGACTATAATCACGTTGAACTTAACAAGTTGTTCAGATTCCATACAATCACAGATGGTAACAACGCTAACTACGAAGTTAAGGTGTCAATTGAAAATATTAGACCAGATGATGGCGTATTCGATGTTGTGGTTCGTAGAGTTGACGATACTGATGAACAGATTATTCCACTTGAAAGATTTGGAAGATGTTCTATGGTTCCTGGTGATAGTAATTATATCGCATACAAGATTGGTTCATTCGATGGTGTATACGAATCTAAGTCTAAATATATCACAGTTGAGGTGAACGAGACAACAGCAGCTAGGATGTCAGTACCAGCAGGTTTCTTGGGTTATCCAATACCTCAATACAGTGGTATCACAATTACTGGAAGCGGTTCATCTGTTAACTTCCCAACATTGAAGTATAATAGATTCTTTGACCCAGATATCAAGAATAGAAAACAGTACTTTGGTCTTTCTTCTTGGGTAGGTGTTGATATTGACAACTTCACATTCAAGGGTAATAAGGCATATATTGATAATCCAGCATTCTTAACTAGAGGTTTCCATCTTGATTCAAGACTTGATGCTGATAATGGAGGTATTTCAGCATACACAGTTGATGGAGAAAGTGGGTATAAGTTCGATTGCGTTTCTACAAACTCTAGAACATCTACATTGTCTGAGCCACCAATTATCGGTACTGAAGATGATATGTATGGTTCAATCTACGAGTATGTAAATCTTCGTAAGTTCACTGTATTCTTCTACGGAGGATTCGATGGATGGGATGATTACAGAGACCAGAGAACCAATACTGACGGTTACAAGATGTCTCAGTACAGAGGATTCATCAACCAAGGTAGCGGTGAGGGTTACGCATTCAATAGAATCAAGAACCCAGACCTTCTACAATTGAATCAGAACGGTATTACCTCTGACTGGTATGCTTACTTAAGTGGTATCAGACAGTTCTCTAATCCAGAGGCAACAGATATTAATGTATTCGCTACTCCAGGTATCGACTATGTAAACAATAGACTTCTTGTTGAAGAGGCTATTGAAATGGTTGAGGAAGAAAGAGCAGATTCAATCTATGTTGTAACAACTCCTGATAAGCCAAGTGGCGCTGGTGACTATGTTGATGAAATGTTTACACCAGAAGAGGCTGTAAGTAATCTTGAGGATTCTGAAATTGATTCTAACTATACTTGTACATATTATCCTTGGGTTAAGTATCTTGACCAAGATAACAATCAGTACATTTATCTTCCAGCAACAAAGGATGCAGTTAGAAACTTTGCACAGACTGATAACACAGCTTACCCTTGGTTTGCACCAGCAGGTGTTGGACGTGGTAACGTTGACTGTGTAAGAGCACACTTCATTACTAAGCTTGGAGACGAGGATGTTCTTTATGAGGGAAGAATTAACCCAATTAAGACATTCGCTCAGGACGGTCCAAAGATTTGGGGTCAGAAGAACTTGCAGATTAATGAGTCTCAACTCAACAGAATTGCAGTTCGTAGATTGCTTCTTAGATTGAGAAAGTTGATTGCAATCTCTTGTATCGGTCTTATCTTCGAGCCAAATGATGCAACTGTTAAACAGTCATTCATTTCTACTGTAACTCCAATCTTGGATAGCATCAGAAGCAATAGAGGTGTATCTGACTACAGAATTGAGGTTAACGATACAGTTGAAAGTAGAGAGCGTAGAGAACTTCCATGTAAGATTTACATAAAGCCTTACAACGCACTTGAGTATATTACAATCGACTTTATCATCACGCCAGAGGGGGTGAATTTTGAGGACATCTAATTGATAATCAGATAGTTACATAAATTTTAAATAAAAAAATAGGAGGAAAATTTGATTTTCTCCTATTTTTTATATATCTTTGCAAAAAATATATAAAAGTGGTGTTATTTTTTACGACATACTAATATTTATAGTAAAGGATATATTAATATGAGAAGATTAAAACAAGAGGATTTTATTGCACGCCTTAAAGAAATTCATGGTAACATATATGATTATTCAGAAGTAAAATATGTTAATGCAAAAACAAAGGTTAGATTGTTCTGCAAAAAACATAATATATGGTTTGAAATAACCCCAGATAGTTTATTATCGAAGAAATGCGGATGTCCAATTTGTCGTTATGAAAAGTCTGCTGAAAAAAATAAAACACCAATTGAAGAATTTATAAAAAAAGCTAATGAAACTCATAACGGAAAATATGATTATTCAAAGGTTGAGTATGTAAATAACAGAACGAAGATTTGCATAGTATGCCCAGAACATGGCGAATTTTGGCAGACTCCTGATAAGCATATATTGAGAGGTCAAGGATGTCCATACTGTAGTGGAAATGCAAAGAGGACAACTGAATCGTTTGTTAATGATGCAAAAAAAGTTCACGATGGCAAATACGATTATTCAAAGGTTATATATAGTGGTATACATAATCCAGTATGTATTGTTTGTCCAATACACGGTGAGTTCTATCAAGCCCCAAATGACCATCTTCGTGGTCAAGGATGCCCACACTGTAAACAGAGTAAAATAGAGAAAATAGTGTTCGACACACTTACGGAGAGTAGCATTACATTCGAGACTCAATATAAGTATGATGATGAAAATCAAAAAAATAGATTGGATTTTTATTTACCGAAATACAACGTAGCAATAGAATGCCAAGGAGAACAGCATTTTAAACCAGTTGATTTTGCGAACAAGGGTGATGAATGGGCTAATGAGTTGTTTGAGAAAAACTTAGTTAGAGATAAATACAAACGTGTGTTATGTGAAAATAAAGGTATTAAATTGTTATATTACGTTCCAAAGAAAAATACTGTTCCTGGATATAAATCAAATAAGAAGTTTGATGGACTTTATACAAACGACAATGTTTGTAATAATATGGAACAATTAAAGAAGAAAATAGAAGGAGTTTCATTTGATGACATTTAAATAACACTATAACGAAAAAAGTGGAGGAATTTAAGTTCCCCCACTTTTTTTATAATCCGTATTTAGAAAGGTCTATATTGGCTTTTTTTGCTTCCTCCCAATCAATGTCCCTTACAACCAAATTTCGCATCTTATAGAGCATTTTAATAGCCTCTAAGTTCTTATAACGAATAGCCTCTGTCAATGCCGAACATTCTGCATCATTAATGACATTGATATCAATATCTTTATTTAAAAGAAATTCCTTGGTAAGCCAATTTAATTTCTTAAACTCACAAGAAATAATAAGGGCTGTATCTTCATTAAGGTCTTTTGCATTAACATTGTATGCGTTGTACTTTAAGATTGCCTTAATCATTCTTTCAAGTGCAGAGTTTTGAGTTGGGTCACTTGTAATTTCATCACTCGCATACATGTAAATCAATGACTCAAGAAGACTCTCGCCAAAACCATCTTCGACATTGATGTCATATGTAGGATGAGCTACAATCACCTCAAACAAATCATACATATTGGAATTGATTGCCGAGAATACTGGGATTCTCTGATTATACTCATAAGACACATCAATACCTCTCTCAGAATTAATAAGATTGATTGCGCCTTGTTCATCACCGCTATCAATCAGTTTGTGTAATTGAATGCAAGAATCGACATTTTTCTCAACATTGCCAATACCTTTTAAACTAAACCCTTTTTTCATGTATAAAAAATGTTTTTGCAAAGGTACGAAAAAAAATTGGATTAACCAAGTAAGTTAACCCAATTTAACATATATTTACCACATTTGGCATAACAACACCCATGTTACAATCACTTGTAGAAGGTGTATTGTTTGGTCAGCCATGAGATTTATATGGAGTTTGTTGCATTTTTCATTATCAATCCAATAGTGTATAATGGTGTTGATGATAAATGCGCCTAGCAAGAGATACGATGAGACTGTAGGTAATAATATCATGCTTGGGATAAGTATCATTATAGACCAAGACATTGAATGAATGAATGAGCAATGCCATCTTATAGTCATGTTTATACAATGACTTATATTCAAATAGTTTTTCCCACCATACCTTCTGTTTCATCTTTGCCAAGTTGCCTTGGAGATAAAAATCATCTGCAATGTGGGCTAAAATCATAAATAGTAGTAGTTTTATCGTCATATGTTATATGCTTTATAGTGGCAAATATATAGAAAATAATTAAGAATTCCAAAAAATATGTGAAAAAAACTATGTATTTTATATTTATTAATAAAAATAAGGTAAGAATAATAAAATAATCTAGATTAAAATATTTGTAAAATGAGTGATTTACTTTTGAAAATGCCTCTTAACTATGAGCCACTAAGAAAAAATAGATGGTTGTTAAGATTCCCAGCTGACTTGGGTATTCAAGAGTGGTGGTGCAAGAGTGCTAGCAGACCACATATCCAACAAGAAGGAAAGGCAATTGAATTCTTAAATACAGAGACATACGTTGTTGGCAGATACAAGTGGGCTACAATTCAAGTGACATTGAGAGACCCAATTGGACCTTCTGCTTCACAAGCAGTTATGGAGTGGATTCGTCTTCACTCTGAGTCTGTAACTGGTCGTCAAGGCTACGCTGCTGGTTATAAGCGTGATGTTGAGCTTGAAATGCTTGACCCAACTGGTGTTGTTGTATCTAAGTGGATTCTTAAGAACGTAATGGTTACTGATGCAGATTTCGGAAACCTTGACTATTCTTCAGATGACCTTGCAGAGATTACATTGACATTGCAGATGGACTATGCAATTTTAGCATACTAAAAAAGAGGCTTTAAAACAAATGATAATAAGTGTGAGAAACTATTTGTTTCTTGCACTTATTTTTTTATTATTTAAAAAGAAACAATAAATAATTTAAAATAATAAGAGATATGCCAACAGGTAGAAGTTATTCATTAGACGATTTAAAGTCTGCCCTAAAGACAAGAATGGCAGAGTTTGAAATGCTCAACAAGACACTCATAGAATCAATTGAGAAGGGTTCTAGTGAGGTTACGATTGATGCAATTAAGAGCACAATTAAGGATGCTGAAGAGAATATCAAGACTCTGAGGGATTGGATTGAGACAAAGACAAATGAGAAGGATGAAGCTAGTAAGACCACTTATTCATTCTATAATGAGATAAAGAAACCTACACTCCCAAGGTCAGTTAAGGTTGAAAGAAGTAAAAAGCTATCTGAAATTAAGAATAATCTTGATAAACTAGAAAACGAGCTTAAGGATTTGAAGAAAACAAAGAACAATTTCTTTGATGGTATTAAAAAGGGTACAAGTTCAAAGAAATTGGATGAGGTGATTAAGAAAGACCTATCAAGTGACTATAAGCCTTACGATAGTCCTTACAACAATCTTAACTATGATGAGATATATAAGAAGCCAAATACAATCAATTTCTTGAATAGTATAACTGACTGTAACGATGAAAAGTGTAAGGACTCAGAGTACTGTAAGTATATTTGCAATACAAATAGATTTCTTGTAAAATTCAACGGATTCCCTATCTTAATCAATGAATGGCTAGTTAAGAGACTTGACTATCTTTGTACAAGTCAAATCAGTGTTACAATACAAGACCATCTTGTGAATAATAGACCAGTTATTGCAGACATAAGGGAATGGTTCAGAAGAGACTATGGAAATAAGTTTGGTATAACAATTGAGCATCTTGATGGAACTGGACATACATTATATTCTGAACGTTTACATGAATGCGAGATAAGTGATATTGCTAGAAGCAGTTTGGACTACACTGTAAACGATTTTTCAACAATTACAATGCTTATTACCTTTAAAG